CGGGTCCGAGTGTAAGGAAAAGGTTCTGACGTCTGTCACGTTCGACGCCGAGCTGGCGCTCGATGTCAGTTGGGCCGCCTGGCGCTGGGTTCCCTTCGGCGGCCAAGGCTCCAAGGCACCGTTAGAAGTTTCTGCCCCTGCGGCAACCGTCGAGTCGGCGCCGGCTCAAGACCCGGGCTCCTGCTTCGGGTGGGCGCTGGACAAGCTGAAGGACGGAGCTCGCGTGACGCGCGCCGGTTGGAACGGAAAGGGCATGTGGCTCTACCTCGTGCCGGCCGCCAGCTACCCGGCTCAGACCCAGGCGGCCAAGGACAACATCGGCCCGATGGTCCCCTACGGCGCCTACCTCGCCATGAAGACGGCCCAGGGCGTGGTCGTTCCTTGGCTCGCGTCGCAGACGGACGTCCTGGCCGAGGACTGGTCGGTCGTGAACGACGACCTGGTTATCGACTGGTCCAAGGCTGCCTGACCCATGCCCCGTCCCGCGCCCAAGCCTCTGAACCCCATGATCGTGGCCAGGATCGTTCGCGACACCTGGATCAACATGAACGAGATCCTGGGAATTTCGGAAGAAGAGCGTGGGGCAGGGCACACGACGCACCAGATGAGGGAAGCCCCGCAAGGCGCCTACTTCGTCTGGTGCAACGAAAAGATCAGCTACGCCCGGCACTTAGCTGAGGACCTGGGTCGGACCGACCTCCAGATCGTCTCGGACAAGTGGCTCACATCCAACGAGGCGATGTACTCGCCGCATAGAGCACCGATCGTCGTTGACCACGCCTTGAGCATCATCTGAACGCGAGGTTTCCATCCCCGGATGGAAACCGAGTACCCACTCAACGATAACAGAAAGCATCCTGACATGACCGACAGCTTCCTCTTTCCGCCCACTGAAGACGAACTGAAGAAGCGTGCAGTGGCGCCTCGGGTGACCTCCGAGGAGCTCGATGCGAACATCAGCTGCGTGAACTACATCAACGTCGGCGACGCTCTGGAAGAGCAGGGCCAACCGACCCACCCGAGCCATGGCCTGCTGACGATCTGCGTCATCGTCCTAAAGAATGGGTTCGTGGTCACCGGCGAGAGCGCCTGCGCCAGTCCGGAGAACTACCAGCAGGACATCGGCGAGCGGATCGCCTTCGAGGACGCCAAGAAGAAGATCTGGGGTCTGATGGGCTACGCCCTGAAGGAGCAGCTGATGCAGGCTGCCGAGCCCTGCGACTCCTTCGGCGTGCCGCTGTCGAAGATCTACAAGGACGAAGGCTGATGGCCCGCTTTCGCAAGAAGCCGGTCGTGATCGAGGCCGTGAAGTGGAACGGATGCACCGTCGGCCTGACCAATGGCGGCGTCCCGATGGAGACCGAGCGCCTGGAGCTGCCGGCCTGGCTGCCTACGTGCAGCGAGACGCTGCCCACCGAAGCCCTGACCCGAGCGGCCACCAAGCCGGGCGAGGTCCGTCGTCACGACGACTGGCTCTACATCGGCACGCTGGAAGGCGTCATGGCTGCTGCGCCTGGCGATTGGATCATCCGCGGCGTGGCCGGCGAGATCTACCCATGCAAGCCGGAGATCTTCGAAGCCACCTACGAACCGGCGGTTGGCCACGACTGGTGGGGCGCCGGAGATCCCGAGTGCCCTAAGGACATCAAGGCCGGCAACGGAGAGCTGCACACCATGCGATGCAAGCGGTGTGGGCTCGACAATCCGCGGGACAAGGCCTGCCACACCTAAAACGAAAAGGCAGCCAGGGTTCCTCCGCGACCAAACGGACCCTGACTGCCCTACACGCCCGAAGCACCTGAGAGCCCGGACAGAAGTGAAATATCACTCATCCTGAAGGGTTCAAAGTGCTTACTAAAGAAGTGGTGGAGCGGGCGGTCCCCGCAAACCTGAAAAGCTCAATCACGCAGCAGTTGGTCGACAGGATCAACACTGCGGTCGGCGATCCGATCATCGCGGAACAAGTTAGGGAAAACTTCCTGAACTACACGTCCGTGCTTCGAGACGGTAAGTTCAAGACCGAGGATTACCTGCACGCAGTCATGTACGTGAGCTTCAAGCTCCTGGGCGATTCCAACCTGATCGCCTACACGAAGACCTTCCCGCAGCGCTACACCGACCTGGTTACGAAGGGCACTTCGTCCAAGGACATCGCCGCTTATGTGGCGGCATACAACAAGGGAAAGCTCGTCAACCTCGTGTTCGAGCAGTCCGCCGTGCCTTCGTGGGTGCTTAACCAGCACATCTACCAGGAGGCAATCAACACTCAGTACGACCTGATGACCACCGCAGCGTCGGAGAAGGTGCGTACAGAGGCGGCGAATTCGCTTCTTACCCACCTGAAGCGCCCTGAAGCCATCAAAGCCAGCATCGATGTAACCCTGAAGGACTCTTCGGGCATGACTGAGATGAAGGAAGCCATGCGTCAGATGGCTCTCCAGCAGCAACAGCTCATCCAGAACGGGGCATCAGCGCGGCAAATTGCCGACATGAGCATCATTGAAGCCGAGTTCGAGGAAGTCCCGAATGAAGCTTAAGCCCCCTCTCAAGAAGCAGGAGCTCGACGTATGGCTGGATGAGGTTGACTACTCCTTCCTCAACAGCCCCGACTACCTGCCGTCAGAGTTCGCTCTGATGTTCATGAACTTCATCAAGCTGGTGAACGGTTCGACTGGGGAGTCGCACAAGACCCCTCCGGTCCACCTCGCCATGCTCGATAAGGTGGCCAACGGCGGGTCCTATATCGCCAATCTATGCTTCCGTGGGGCAGCTAAAACCACCCTGTTCATGGAGTATTTCTGTCTTTTCATCGCCGTGATGGGCTTTTTGCCGGGTCTCGGAAAGATCGACGGCATGATCTACGTCTCCGACTCCATGGAGAACGGGGTCGCCTCGGCCCGGAAAAACATCGAATTCCGGTACAATAACAGTGATTTCTTGCAGGAATGGCTGCCTGGAGCCCGGTTTACCGACAAGTACATCGAGTTCACGAACAAAGAAGGCCACCGCCTCGGCATCAAGATGTTCGGGGCCAAGACCGGCATCCGCGGTACCAAGATTTTCGGCAAGCGTCCGAAGCTGGCTGTCCTCGACGACCTGGTGAGCGACGACGACAGCAAGAGCCAGGCCGCGATGCTGGCCATCAAGGACACGGTCTACAAGGGCATCAACCACGCCCTCGACCCGACCAGGCGCAAGGTCATCTTCAACGGCACGCCGTTCGGTAAGGAAGACATCCTGGTCCAGGCCGTCGAGTCCGGCGCCTGGGACGTGAACGTCTGGCCTGTGTGCGAGAAGTTCCCGTGCCCCAAGGAGGACTTCGTCTCCGCCTGGCCTGACCGCTTCACCTATGAGTACGTGCTGGAGCAGTACGAGCTGGCGGTGCTCAACGGTCAGCTGTCCTCCTTCCTGCAGGAGTTGATGCTCCGGATCACCAGCGAGGAAGAGCGCCTGGTCCAGGACGCCGAGATCCGCTGGTACTCTCGGTCCCAGCTCCTCAACATGGTGTCGACGTTCAACTTCTACATCACCAGCGACATCGCCACGTCGAAGAAGCAGACCGCCGACTTCTCCAACATCTCGGTCTGGGCCTACAACGCTCAAGGTGACTGGTTCTGGGTCGACGGGATCCACGCCCGCCAGACGATCGACAAGACCTGGGACGACCTGTTTCGATTGGTCCAGGAGTACCGGCCCCAAGCAGTCGGGATCGAGGTCACGGGCCAGCAGCAGGCTTACATCAAGCTGCTCCAGCTGGAGATGATGAACCGGAACATCTGGTTCAACTTCGCGTCCAATCAGAAGGGCACCGAGCCTGGGATCCGCCCAGTCGTCGACAAGCTGTCGCGCTTCAATGTCGTCGTTCCCTGGTTCAAGTCGGGGAAGATGTACTTCCCGCAGGAAATGAAGACGTCGGAGATCATGGGTTACTGCCTGGGTCAGATTAGACTCGCCACCCAGAGCGGTATCAAAGGCAAAGATGATTTCATCGACGCCATCTCGATGTTGGGTTATCTAACTCCTTGGAAGCCTTCCGAAGCAAATCCTATGATGGGTCACAATGGTGGCCCCGAGTGGGAAGACGAAATCCCGGAAACATCTTCCGCCCTCTCATCTTATATTGTGTGAGCCCGTCCAATGGACCTGACCGAACTGTATCGCCGGCTGGCCGTAGGCGAGCTCTCCAACCTGTCTCTGGCCGAGGGCGGGGTGATCGACGAGGAGAAGAAGGCGGAGATCGTGCTGTACGCGAACTCCGGTCTGAAGAAGCTCTACACGCGCTTCCTCTTGAAGGAGGACTCGCTGTTCATCGACGAGCAGATCGGAAACAGGACCAACTAT